ATGGCTAAGAAAAAAGCTCAAGATATGAGAGATGAGTTGAAAAACATAATTGTTTTTTCAAGAGGCCCCAATGCATGGAATGAACTATTAAAAACTGAAGCAGATATAAGAGTGAAAAGACAACAAGCGATTTATGCACAACAAGAATTAAGAAGAAAAGTCGTTGAGATAATTGCAGTTGTAGTTGTATTAGGAGTCGCTATTGGTGCAATAGGTTTAGTGATCTATGCAGCTGGTGTAAGAAGAGGTCTTTGGTAAATTAGTAAGGTACATATGTATTAGGAATAGTTAAATCTCTAACAGGATAAGGTACACCTCCACCACCAGAACCACCACTTACATTATTATTATTTACAACACTATTATTAGTGATTATTGGACTACCACCATCAGTTCTTTTTTCTTGTGCAAGTTCACTATTTGCTTGTGCAACTGCACCACCTAATAGTGTTTTTAACTCTGTAGTTAATTGTTCGACAAGGTTTCTATCTTGATTTCTTCCAATTCTATCACGGCCAACATAAACATTTTCACCAGATTCTGATCTTGCAATTCTATCTTTTGCTTCTTGTATTTCTGTCTGAACTTGAACTCTTTTTTGTTCATCAGTTGGTGTTTTTACTAATTCTTCTAATTCAACATCAGCTTGTTCTTCAACTGGTGTGTCATTTTTCAGAAATGGTATGTATCCCTCTAAAAAGTCTGGTATAACTGCTCTTGCAATATCTTTAACATTTATATCAAATAAACCACCAAAGAAGTCTGTAACTTTTTTTACTGTCTTTTCAAACAATTCACTTATGTTTGGAAGTTCTGGTAGTTTTAAGTTAGCTAATACATCTCTTACATCTTTAAATGGGTCAAATGTGGTGAGAAAAGTTCGTAGACTACCAAAGATATCTAGGTTTGCAAAAAACTCTCTGATACCACCAAATAAATCTAAATTAGTAAAGAACTCTCTGATATCACCAAACAAATTTAAATTAGTAAAGAACTCTCTAATATCACCAAAAAGATCTAGGTTTGCAAAGAACTCTCTAATACCACCAAAGAGATCTAGGTTTGCAAAGAAACTTCTTATATCTTCAATTTTTTGACCTACTGTATCTGGTATGGAAGTAAAAAATCCTACAAGGTCATCATATATACCAGTTATTCTTTCAATAAATGCATCTGATGGAGTAAATGCAGCTATGGCTGCAGTAAACATATTACTAATAAAATCACTTACATTTTGCAAAAATCCATTGATAAGACCTTCAAAAGAAAAACTATCAAGTTTTGCAGCTATATCTTCAAATCCAAGTTTTTTCAAAAGATAAGATGTTAGATTTTTCAATAAGTCAAGTGGAAGTCCTATGATAGTAGATACAAATTCTATACCAGCTTGTTTTATCGATTCCATAATACTACCAGTTTCTTTGAAAGTATCCATAAAACTTTTAAATGCATCATACAATCCTTTTGCAGTTAACAAAATTCCTGCTACTATCGCAACAATAACTGCACCAGTAGCAGCTGCACCTAATCCTATGACTCCACCAATTGCAGTTAGACCAGCAGCGATTGCAGTAAAAGCCCCACCAAGACTTGTTACGATACCAACTATTTTAACTATCGCCCAACCACCTACAACTGCACTTATTGTTCCCATTTCAACAGTATAATCTTTAAACAAAGTTTTTAATTCTTCCCATGATGGTGAAAATACAAAATCTTTTAGTGCAGGCCAAAAAGGACTTAAAACAAACTTTTTTATACCATCTGCAATCGCAAGTGCTTTTTCTGTTATCTTGGGCCATTCCTCACTATCCATAAACGCTAATAATCCAACTAGAGCAGCACCAAACAAGAACTTTTTTGCAATTGCAAAAAGACCAGCCCCTGCTCTCTTTGCAGAATCTAATGCACTTTTTTCTATAATACCAGTTAGAGTACCTACACCACTTGTAACACCAAAGATACCTTTTTTTATAGTTTTAAATATTGACAGTTGTTCTCTTTTATCTTCTGTTTCTTTTGCATCAGTTTTGTTTTTGTCTTGTAGTTCAACACCTTGTGCTTGGGCCATTTGATTTTGAGTATCAGATATATTTTCTAATACTTTCAAAAGTCCTTCTTGACCTTTATTGTTTGCTTGTTGTTCTGAAACTAAGGTTTTGAAATCTTTAGCGCCACCAAAACTTACTTCTACCATTTTTCTGTCCTACTTTTTCGCAAAGGTTTCTTTTGCATAGAAAGCGGCAACTATGGCCGCAACTGATACAAAGTATGTTGGAGCCATATCACCTAGTATACCACTCGCTTTGTCTAATCCAATCCATTCTGCAAGAACTACTGAAAAAGGATATAATAACATACCAAACAATGCAAACCATGCCATGTTGCGTTGTGCATCAGCCTTCTTATCTTCATTCTCTAATCTCATCATTTCTTTACTCATTGCAATCTCCTCATCACTTACTACTCCATCACCATCCACATCAAAATCTGCATATTGTGAACCTTTTTCTAATCTTTTCTGTGCAGCCATTTTACTTTCCTCTCTATAATCTAAATGGTGTTTTATTGCTATAAAGTCTATCACCTACAATTACATTTACCACAATTACACCCAGTACAGATATCATTAACACACTTTTCACATTCTTTATCGCAATGACACTCATGGTTGCATTTTTTACATTTATTATTACAAGTACAATCCATTGATTTCTCCTTGTTCTATTTATCTTTTTCCATCTGCTTTTGCTTGTCTTTCAGCGGTTTTTTCGTCATCTAACCATTGAAGAAGTAATTTAGTATATATCTCCCTCTCCCATGGCATCATACATTCCAATTCTGTTAAAGAATACTTATGATGTTGCATCAGTTGGAAATTTAATTGATAATAGTTTTCCAACGTATTATGAGAGAGGGATACTAGAAAAAATCTTGCAGTCCTTCTAATGTTAAATCACTTTCAACTTCAGTTTTAGGATTCTTTACAGTTATTTTATGTTTCACTTTGGGCATAGTTTCAAAGAAACTCTGCACTTTCATAAATTGTTCATGTGACATTGATTCAATAAAGTCATCTAATTCTTTTTCTTCCATGTCATTTTTAGTATACACATTGGTTGCATCATATATTTGATTAACACAGGTTTTAATAACATCAAAAGTTGCAACTGCATCATTCTTTCCACTTGTGATTTTTACAACTTTACTTATTTCTGGATAATCAAATATTATTCCTACATCATCACTAATTTTTATATCGTTAGTATGATCTTTGTCTTTAACACATTGCACTTCTGATAGATTTACATCTACTTTTACTTTTGTTTCATCATCATCTGGACAAATTACTGTAACAGTAGCTGTTTCTCCAATAGACTTGCATCTAATCTGTAAAAATACATACTCTATATCAAATGTTGGTAATTTTTTTGAATCTAATTTACCAAACGTACACGCATCAATAAGATCCTGTACTGCACGTATTAAAGATTGTTGACTTCCTTCTTGTTGTGCTAACATTAACATTTTTTCTTCTTTGACAAGAAAGGGTCTAAACTCTACTTTTTGTCCTGTAGAGGGTAATGTCAATTCATATTTAGCGGTTGCTAACTTTGGTAACGCCATAATTTAATTTTCTCCTATAATTTAACGATATGGAATATTGGTATTTGTTGGTTTGGGGCCAGCTTTAGTTATGGGTGGATTTTCAGTTGCAAATGTTCTAGTATCACTATTATCCATTTCTTGTCCATTTGCATCTATAAAAACAAAATCTTTGAAAACAAAAGAAACTTCTTGTCTTGCAATATCTACATTTTGAGCACTGTATTCTATTGCACCAACTGTCTTTGGAAAACACTCATTTAATCTAAGACCAGCTAAAGGTAAACCATTTTTTCCTAATTGAAAAACTTCTATTGGTGTAACATATTCATTATAATATTCTAGATTGTAATTATTTGGTTTAACAACAAGATCTTGCCACCTTAGAAAATACTTTCTTTCAAAATGTTCTGCTGATAGAAAGAACGTCATACTTATATCTTCTGCATATGTCAATCCTTGAGCCATTTCATAAGTTGGGCCATATACTGTTTCGTTTGTAACAGTTCTTATATTTTTACCAGGCATGGTAAACGCTTCAACTCTAAATGAAACGTGTCTATCTGCAATTGGTGCTCTAATCGCTTGTGGTGATGTTATTTTTACTTCAAATCTATTTGCAAGTGCATGACCACCAAACTTACTAAAACTCGCAATAAATTCATCTAGTGCAGCCATTATCCTCTCCTATTTGCAGACATTCTTGAGTCTGCATAAACTTTTGTTTCAGTTGCTCTTACAAATCTCTGCACAGGTAATAAAACTGCAACCATCATTTCGTCTGCATTAATTCTACGAAATGGAGTTCGTACATGATCCATAAGATATCTTTTTACTGTGGGTTTTACAATTGGATTTCTCTTTACTCTATTCCATGTCAATCTTATTCTAGTAGTTTCATCTAACTTATCATTATTTGCATATTCACCAATAATGTTTAGAAGTTTTAATCTCATAGGTATGGATAGGTAATGAAAGTTCAATCCTAGAAAACCATTGTTATATTGTTCAATGGGCATGATTAAAGGAAACCTATCATAATATGGTAGTATATCAACATTATCCTTGTTCTTAGGACTATACATAAAAAAGTTCATAGTACCAAACGTAGGTCTAGCTGTAACTATTCCTTCACGAACAAGTGTCTGTGGTGGTATTTCACCCAACTCCTTGACTTTCTCACGAAACCAACGAATTGATCTATCTTTACCACCAGTTTTCTTTAATATGCCATCAATTAATTCTGTCATACTCCTATTTATATGACTTAACCAAGATGATCTTCTGTCAGTATTTTAAATTCCATATTTCTATCTTTACACCATTCCAACGCATATTCCCACTTGGCTTTATTAACACCCCATGTCTGAACTTCCTTTATATAATATTTGGTTTTCTTTTTACCGACAGGTGGTTTACATTGTTTTTTTGGTTTAACTTCTATAATCATCTTCTTGATAGTACCATCATTCTGTTTTACTTTTACATAGAAATCTGGAAAGTATCTGTGTACTCTACCATCAAGAGGCGACTTATATGGTATGATTATTTCTTCACTACCCCATTCTAGGATTGCATCAGTTCTATCACAATAAACCATAAACTTACGTTCCCACAAACTCCTGTAAATTATGTTTGATGGGTCACCTTTATATTTTCTAGGTTTTGAGGGAATATATCTACCTTTGTATGTCATACTGTATAAATACTATTGAAACCATAATATATTTAGG